AGCGCGCGAACGCGCGTCGCAGTCGTTTCCAGAGCCTCTTTCGCAAGTCGACCCGGCGCCCGCGAGCGCACCAGATGCGATAGCCCGCAAAGTCGATGGGCTCGGCGCCGTTGCGCCTCACCTTCCACGGTTTCAGCGACAATCCTAGCCGCCCCAAAACGCGCGCGGCGATGGCCGCGGCCTTCCTGAGCGAGCGCTTTGAGCTGCCGAGAAAATAGCCGTCGTCGGCGTACCACACCTGGCATCCCGCGAGCCTCACGCGCTTGCCGCGCCGCTCCTTCGCCGCCTCCTCGACCGCGTGGTACGCGAACGAGATCACGAGCGCCGCCAACCGAAGCGACAGGTAGCTGCCGAGGATAAGGACGCCGCTCATCGTCGACAGCAGCGAATGGAGCAGGTAGAGGACCTGGCTGTTCTTGACGTAGCGCGCCACCAGACCCTCCACCACCGCCGTCTGCATCGAGCCGTAGCAGTTGCGGATGTCGACGTGTAGGTGGTAGGCGAAGCGGTGAACCGCGCGCCTGAGCTTGCGCATCCCCAGCGCCGCACCCTTGCCCTTGACGCCGCTCGACACCTGCCAGAAACCGACCTTGGCAGCAAGGAGCGGCTCGAGTGCCCCAACGCACAGGTAGTTGCACACCTGCCGCTTGATACTCTCGACGCTTATCTCTCGCAGCTTGCCGCTGTTCGGATCGTGTTTCAGATGGGTTCGGATGGGCTCGAACGTAAGCGTCTCGGTCGAGAGCTCTAGCCAGATGCGGTCGACGAACGCCGTCTCGGTGCCGTATTCGTCGGCGACGCGCCAGCCGTTCTCCTTGCCGGAGTCGCTTTTCTTCCATCGGTGCAGGGCCTCGACGATGCTCTTGCGCGTGAACTCGAGGCCCTTGCAGTAGGTTTTCATAGATCAAAGCTCTTTCTGTCTGTCATACGAGCGTTCGCCTTGCGGCTACCAGCCCGTGAGCCTTGCGGACAAATTTCACTCAAAGGAGTCAGGCTGAGCCGCGTCCCGCCAGAAAGCGGCGGGCGCGGTAGACACGGTGCGAGTAGAGATTTATAGACAGATTGCCGGGAGACGAAGCTCCAAGTGGCCCAACCGGACCTGTTCCTCGAGTTCGCGTAACGAAGACCGGCATTCGAGCCGTTCCTCAGGTTGCCGAGGAACTGAACCAGAAACCAGCGCCGCCCTCACCGTGAATCCCTGTTTGGGGTTAGGAGGGGGCCAGCCCCCTCTCAGGGCTACGCCCTGATTCACCCCCGGCTACGGCCCGTAGCAGAAAGCCGGGAGACGAAGCGCCAAGCGGCCCAACCGGACCCGCTCCCCGAGTTCGCGTAACGAAGACCGGCAAGCGAGCCGTCCCCCAGGTAGCCGAGGAACCGAACCAGACAGATTGTGCCCTTGACCTTACCTCCGGAGGTGTCGAAGTAGAAGTAGTCGCCGACACCGGTCGTCGCCGAGCCGCCGAGCCCCTTGCCCAAGATGAGGCCGTTGACGAACTGGATGTCGAGCATGTAGCCGTCCGCCGTCGGCGTGCACGCTGCCGTCGGTGTCACCCCGTCCGCCACGGCGTTCTTCTTCTCATTGCGAGTGTCGGGGTTGACCGCGATACCGAAGCCCGTCCCATCGGAGACGAAGAGCGTATCGCCCATGAACTCCCACAGGCCCAGCCCCGTCTCGACGCCGCCGACCTTGAACGGATGCTTGCCGTCCTTCGCCACCTGGCCGTCGCCCACGAGGGCATCGGTGTTGCCCGTGTTCCACGGCGCACTCTGGAGCCATGTGTTCACGGTCGTGCCGAACGCCTTGGCGACGTCCATGAGAAGCGCCACGTTGCCGTCTGCGAGCGTCTCCTTGCCGCCGACAACGGCACCGTCGAACACATCGTACGCCGCCGCGGCGCCTCGGTCTGGGCACGTGGTGCCCGTGTCGGTGCCGTACATCATCGACGCACCCACGGGAATCTTCGCCGCCTGCTCGGCGGTGACGACCACGCGCGTGACGCCCGTCTCGGCGAGCGCCGGGTGGACCTGGATGTTGAAGTCCGTGCAGCCCGGGAAGTCCACCTGGGAGGACTTGCAGAGCGTCTTGGTCAACTGGTGGAAGTTGATATACCACTGGTCGTAGACGCTCATGCCCGAGTAGCCCGTGGTCGCGGTCTTGCAAAGGTCGACGAGCGAGTCGTGCGACGTCGTGCGGTTGGCGACCTTCGCGCCCGAGACGGAGCGCGGGCGCCCTTCAGCGTCGATGCTCATGGGATACGTCGGCGTCAGCATGTACGGTCGCAGCGTGCCGTCCGGCAGCAGCGCCTTGGGGTTCGGCTGCGAGCCGCTGAATCGGCTGTCGGACCACGAGACGAGCAGGTTGCCGTTCGTCAGCACCTCGACCGCCTGCCACACGACCGGCGCGATCTCGTAGACGTTGTTGCCGTGTCCGTTGTCCACGCGCGAGAAGCCGTAGTCGACGCCGTCGATGGCCTCGACCCACGGCACGCCGTCGGCGTCGGCACCGGCGTTGGCGGACACGTGGAACCACGGGCCGCCCTCGGTGTCGAACGGGTCGACAGCCGCGCTCGTCGCCGTCGCGGGCACGAACTCGGTGGAGGCCACGCGCTTCGCGGCGGCGCTCGTCGGCTGGATGTCAGTGGGGCTGCCCGCCGGGATGAGGAACGTGTACACCAGCCCCGTCTTGTGCTTGTCCACCATCGCGGCGACGCTCTCGTTGGAGTAGCGGCCCGTCGAGGCGTCGCGCTCGAGCGACTTCTGGTCGCCCAGATTCTTTACCGCGCCGACAAGTGCCCACACCGCCTTGTCCGATGCCAGCGGGTCCGCGTACTCGAACCCCTCGGTTGCCTGCTCGGTTGCCTGCGTATCGGCCATTTAGGCACCTACCTTTCGCATCTGGCAAATCTTGCCGTTTACCTTCTTGAGTCCCAGCGCCGTCACGGCAGCCGCCGAGTCGATAATCGACTGGTAGTTCAGGGCTGCCGCCTTGGCATCCTTGAGCGCCGCCTGCGCGTCGGCGAGGGCCTTGGTCGAATCCTGCTCGCGCTTCTGCTCGGCGGTCTTGCGCCCCGCCTCAGCCTCCTTGCGCCCCGTCTCGTTCTGCCCGCGCTCGGTCTCTTTCTCCTTGCGCACGGCCTCGGCGTCGGCGCGTCCCTTCTCAGCCGTTTCGACAGAAGCCTTGAGCTGCTTGAACTCGTCGTTGACCTTGTTCACGCCAGACGCCGCGTCCGTCGCGGGCTTCTTGAGCTCCGCGATCTGCTCGGCGGTGAGGTCGCTGTATCTCAGCGCGTCGCCCTTCGGCACGCCGACGACCAGCACGTTGCCCTCCATCGCCGCCGTTGCCTCCGAGCCCGAGGCAAGAGTCGTGGCGCGTGCCCCCTTGACCTCGGCGGCGACAGCCTTGTCGCGTGCGGCCTCCGCCGCCTTCTGCGCGGCCTTGGCCTCGTCTCGCGCCGTCTCCGCGTCCTTGATGGTGCGCTGGTCGCTCGGCTCGTAGATGTACTCGGCGGGCTTGGCTCGCCTCTTTACGTCCCAGAGCGCCTCGATGCGCGTGCGCCCGCCGTATGCCTCGTCCGTGATGTAGGCCCATGCGTACACGCGCCCAGCCGCCTGGAGCAGCTCGTCGGGAATCTTCGCCTTGCTGTTAGCCACCGCAACCGTGTAGCACGTCCCTGTGGTCGACTTGGCGAAATGCACCTGCTCGCAGCCGACAACCTCGACCTCGCGCCCGGTGTCCCACTGCCACAGCTCGCCGTCAAGCACCTGCAATGCCGCCATCACTCATCACCTTCCTCGTCCTCGTCGCCCTCCTGGGCACCCTTCGCGTTCGCCGCCAGGGCGGGTGGCAGCGCTGCCATGCGCTCCTCCTGCTCCCGCTGCTTGCGCTCCAAAATCTTCGCCCTCTCGTCGGGCGTGATGTTCGGCAGCTTTCGCAGGATCGTCTCGTCGTCCAGATACTCGGCCTCCAGGCACACGGTCTCGACCTGCTCCTTGGTGTTGCTGATGCGAGTGTGCGTGAACACGGGCGTGTCCTCGATGCCCTGCAACGCAAGGATGTCCATGATACCCTCGCGGATGTGGCGCTCAAACTCGGCGGCCTCCTCGTCCATCGGCTGGTATGCCGCGTCGATATGGTCGTTGGTCGCCCCCGCCGCGATGGTGTGGACGTCCAGCGCGCCGAAGTCCTCGTAGATGTCGGCCTTGATCTGCGCCAGCGTCTCCTTGCGGCCCTCGACGGGCACCTCCTGCGTGTACGGCGTCACGGACTGCCCCTGCTCGGCGTCGACCTCGGCCACGTGCGTCAGCTTGAGCTTCGCCCGCCACAGGTCGAGGTCCCTGTCGTCCATGCCGCCGGCTCCGTTGATGAGCCAGTAGATCTGTGCGCAGTCGCGCGTGTCGTTCACCAGGCCGCTCTTGATGAGGTCGTAGGCGTCGATGCTCTCGCGCATGCCGACGAGCGTGCTCTGGTGCGCGTCGCTGCCCCAGACCGCCACGATGGGCAGGCGGGAGTAGTTCTCCGCATCGACGGCCAGCTTCATCCCGTCCGCCGGTATCTCCCGATACGTGACCTTGTAGGCGCGCTTGGCCTCGGCCACCTCGAAGTCGAAGCCGCTGCCGCCCGACACCATCTCCGTGTAGCCGTCCTGCTCGTAGAGGGTCGCGTGCCACGGGTGGTCGGAGTCGAGCCGCCAGAACCTCACGCCGGCGTATAGCGCCCCCGAGTACTCGTCCCACACCGGGCAGAACTCGTCGGCGGTGAACACGTCGATATGGTCGAGGTTCCAAAACGGGAATGACACACCGTGGATGAGCGCCTTGAGCCCCATCTCCATGACGTCGTCGTCGAAGCGGTCGCCAAGCCCCTCCTTGGTCGTGTCCTTGCCGCCCGCCGAGACGTCCACGAAACTCACTCCCTTACCGAGCGAGTACGTGCAGCGCTGGACGTTTAGACGCTTGAACAGGTTACTCGCCAGCCTCAGCTTCGAGGCCGTGAAGTCCTCGGCCTCGGCACCGGAGCACGAGTAGATCTTCTGCACGAAACGGTTGATCGTGACGTTGTGCTGGCGGTAGTACTCGTTCGCGGTGACGGCGTTGCGGTACATCTCGCTCGACATGTGCCGCTCGATGGCATCTGCCGCGAACGCCGTCGCCGACGCCGCCGCCTTGAGGTCGCCATCGGTCACCAAAGGACCTTTAGACAAAGCCGCTACCTCCCTTCAAAAAATGGGTTTACCTGCCGTTTCGCAGGCTTGTACATGCGCAGTGTTGCCACGCCGTAACGGAGCGCGTCGCAGCTGTGGTCCTCGACCTTGACGGGCCTGTCGCCGTCCGACTTGGCGTCCCAGCAGTAGCCGCCGAGCTCGCCTATCAGCCCCGCGCAGGCATCGGAGATGCGCACCGTGCCGTTGCCCAGGCACACCCCCGTCTCTCGTATGCCGTCCGCGACGTCGTTGCGCCCCTTCTTGGTCTTGAACCCGGCCTGCCGCATCGCGGCGATAAAGCTCGTGGCGCTCGGGTCGATGATGAACGTGGGCGGCTTGCCCAGCCCGCGCACGAAGTCGGCCATGTCGGCCACGTAGTCGGCGTCCGTCTTCTGGTGCCCCGTGTCGCGGCCCGAGTAGCGGTACTCGTCCACCGCGTGCCACACCTTGCCGTCAAACGCCCACAGCAGCGCCGCGAAGGCGTTCTGCGTTCCGTAGTCGCAAGACACCGCGTACTTGGCGGCGCTGCCCGTATATCGGCTCTCGAGGGCACCCTCCCACTCGGGGTAGACCAGGCCCTCGGCCAGCGTCCACTTGCCCAAGATGTAGCGGTCGTAGTACACGCCGCTGCCGTAGTCCTTGATGAGGGCTTCGATGACATCCGGTGCCAGCGCACCGTCCCAGATCGTGTAGTCCTGCCTGTAGATGTCGCTGTCGCCGTCGAGGAACCGCTTGAACCAGTGGTTCGGGCTGTCGGGGTTGCAGGTGCCGTCGAAGCGGCTGTGCTCGCAGCGCAGGCGGCTCTTGAGCATCTGGAACACGTCTTCGCTCCACGTGGCGACCTCGTCGCCGTAGACCCACTCGAACGTGGCGCCCTGAATCTTGGATACGCTTGTCTTCTTATCCGCCCCGAGGCAGTAGACCTTGCGCCCGAATATCTGGGCCGTGTTGTCCCGCCCGATCTGGCTGACGACGTCTTCGCTGTAGAGTGAGCGCATCGGCTCGAGGATGTTGCGCTCGAGCGTCGAGCGGGTGTTCCCGATCATCACCGCCAGCCCCTCGCCCCTCATGGCGAGAAGCCTCTGCGGTATGGTCACGGCTATGTCGACGTAGCTCTTGCCCGAGCCCGTCGCCCCGCACTTCACGTTGTAGCGGTGCGTGCAGTTGGCGAGGTACTCGCGCTGCATCCTCGTGAGCGGCATCGGCTACTCGTCCCCGCCGATTGAGGACGGCACGGACAGCACAAGCTCCTTTGCGGCCTTGAGCACCGCCGTGTCGGTGGTGTCCATGATGCGCTGCGCCTTGGCGTACTCCTGCGGGTACTTGCGCTCCAAAAGCCACGCCGCCGCCTGCCAGCTGTCGCCGCTCGCGTCCATGATGCGGCCCACGAGCGTCGCCTTGCGCTCGACCTCGGCCTTTTTTAGGACGTGACACAGTTGACGCTGATTGTCTGTTCTGGGGTGGTTGATCCAGCGGCTGTATGTCTCACGTGCGACCCCGAGATACGCGGCGATGTCCCTGTCGGTCATTCCGGCACGGCACAGGCGGACGGCATCCTCGATGCCCTCCTTGGTCAGTTTTTCACGCCCTTTTCCCGCCACAAAATCACATTTCCGCTGGTAGATAGCCATGTGGAAACGCGAACGTTCCCACCTTTTTACGCACGTGGACAAGCGCGTGCGTTTGCCCACGAGCGTAAAAAGGGGGTAACGTTTAAAGAAAAGGCCCCGGTTTCCCGGGGCCTTTCGGCTACTCGACCTTGGTCGACTTGATTCTGATCACCTCGGCCAGCCTCTCAAACGTCTCCGTCTAGCTTCTGCCGTCTGTGCGCGGCCTGTCGTATGCGGTTGCTCTCCGCCTCTTCCTCGAGCCGCCTCTTCCGCTCCGCCAGATAGCACCCCTTGCACAGCCTCCACTTCTTCGCCTGCGCCGACGTGTCGAACACGGGCCGCGCGTCGCACACGATGCACAGCCCATCCGTTCCGGTCGAGAAGCGCCCGTACCGCTGCCGCGCGTGCCTCACGGCGCTCGGCGTCACCCTCAGCTCCGCCGCGATCTCCGCCGCCGTCCGCTCCGGGTGCGCCTGCATCCGCCCTATCATCTCATCCGTCCACAGGACGTAAGAGGAGCGCCCCTTCCGGAGCGCCCACTCGTCCCTCAACGGATGTGTTGACTTTGTAGATGGGCCTTTTGGCCCATCTCCTACAGGTGGCCTACACGCCATTCGCATACCCCCTCGCGCTCGGTTTGCTTCGGTTACCATACCAAGCGCCGGGGACCACCTCACGCACGGCGCTCGATTATCGCCCCGCACTTCGGGCAATGGACGGCCTCATACGCCAGCATGTCCCCAAAGCCGATATGTTCCCAGATCTGTCCATCCCATCCGCAGTCGGAGCAGTGGAAGTAGCCGTCGACCATCCGCTTGCCCGGGATGAACGGATCCTGCTTGTGCTCGACAAGGTCGAGGCGCGTCGGGCGGTCGATTAGGTCGGCAATACGCTCGAACACATCGTTCATCTCGTGGTATCCGGTGTCGGGTTCCATTACCGTCTCGTCCAGCAGTTCATAGAACTCTTCTTTGTAGCGGACGCGGTTCATGTAGGATAGGCAACGCAGATTCTCTATCGCCTCGCGCCGCTCTTCGTCAGTGATCATTTGACTCACCCTTCCATTCCAAAGTTCTGCGGCGTTCTCCTCGCCGTGCTCGTAGTCCGACCGCGCACCGCAATACAGGCAGCCAACGAAGTAGGTTCCGGGGTCGTATCGGCTGTTATCAACTATCTCAGCAGGCCCGCCGCAGAACGGGCATTTCTTGAGCTTCAGCTCGCTCATTCGTCCTCCTTGGATATGGCCAGCGCCACGTACTTCTGGGCGAGGCCCTCGAAGTCGTCGAGGATGTAGTCGATTCGGTAGGTCGCCCCGTTGAGCGGGTGCCTTGCCGCCTCTCCGACGGCGTAGCCTTCGTTCGTGACTACGTCGAACACGATCTTGTCGCCGACCTTGTAGCCACGGTCGTTCTTGCGAATCTCGAATGTCTTGGCCCCACTCATGATTGCGTCGGCGTATTTGACAAAGGTCTTGAGTCGGTGCGTTGTCATTCGTCCTCCTTGCGCTGGAACCCGAGCTGCTCGGTAATGTCGTTCTCGTTGAACATCCACGCGTACATATCGAACACTTCATCTGAGCCGTCGATGACGACCCTCCGTACGTTCACCTCTTGCAGGCGGCCATCCTTGCACATGACCACGGCAACCGGCTGACGGGTTTTACCCGTATCCCTGCTGCTCGAGGATATGCAGCAGTCAAGGTCAGTGGTCGTCTTGTCGAATACGCCGACGAGCAGCGCTTTCTCGTAGCCGGTCTTCGAGTCCGTCTTGAACATCTGGACGAAGCACGGCACCAAGTCGTTAGTTAGCATCACTCTCACCCTTCAAGTTACGTCCGCAGAACGGACAGTAATTAATCGGGATGCTCCATGCGTACGGCGGGTCGGCAACGATGACGTGCTCGCCGGTGCTCGTCTTGTTAATCCACATCTCGACGCCCTCGCCGTAATCGCCGAAGTTGAAGCGCGTCGGGCCGCACATCACACAGCCGTTAGACATCGTCCTCACCCCTCAGCTTGCGTATGCGGTCGGCGATGTCGCGCATGGCAACCCTTTCGCAGGTTTCGCCTTTGTCGGCGATGCACGATGAACAGTCGCACGCACTCTTGCCAAAATAGGCGCAGGCTTCATAATTCAGCGCGTCCGCGCCCCTGCCCAAGTCCTCTTCCAGCTTCTTCCATGTGTCTGGCGTGGTGAGGTACACGAGTGCCGGATCGAGTGCAAATCCACGGTCGGTAATCGCACGCCATTTGTTCGACCATCCGTCACTCAAATCAAAGTCCGTGGTGAATGTCCAGCGCACGATGCTGTATACGTTCCCGACACGGTTGAACAGCGCCACGGTATCTAGAGGTATCTCTCGACCTTCGGCATCTTTCGGCAATTCGATACTCATAGCCCAAACTCCTCGTAGTCGCGGCACTCGCCGCACTCGTCCTCGCAGTACAGCAGGTTCTCCATGAGCCATGCCACGGCCCACTTCGCCAGGCGCCAGAACCCTTCCTTGCGGTCAGGCGCCTCGGCGTCGAAGGCGCGCTCAAACTCGAGGTGGCAGTAGCCGTAGTCGACGTGGATGTCACTGCTGCAGAAATGCCTGCAGTTCCCGCACATCCTATGCTCGCAGGCCCCGCCGAAGTGACGCTCAATGGCGGCGTCCGTCACCCCCATCGGGTAGCCGCCGACCCTCGAGTCACTCATCGCAGTCCGCCCCCCCTACGCTCTCGTCGAGCAGGTCGATGGCATCCCCGACGGTCGTCTCGATGCTCGTCAGCTGGCGGCGCAGGTTCTGCACGAGGTTCGCGCCGGTGACCTCCACCCTTCCCGCCTCGTAGGCGCGCTCGATCATGTCGGTCACCGCGACCTGCATCGCCGTGTCGTTGTAGCCGCGCCTGACGCGATACTTCCCCAGGTAGGCGTGCGCCCTGTCCTGCGGCCTGCACTCGCGGTCGAAATGGAACACCTCGACCGCATCCGCCTTGATCTGATCCAAAGTCTCCATCACAAACGTCCCCTCTCTCGGTTCCTCTCGTTGCAGCGCTCGATTGCCGCGTCCACGTCCTCCTGCGTGAACCCCTCGGCGTCGAGCAGGCTGACGACCGCCTGGACCACGTCCATACACTCGTCGATAAGGTTCTGGCGGTACTCCCTGCGCGCCGTCATGATCGGGCTGAGGCGCATGTCGTCGCAATCCTGCCAAGCGCCGTATACCTCGGCCGCCTCCTCGAGCGGCTTGAGCGCCTGCACCTTGGGTACGTCCGGCTCATCGAGCGCCCCGAACTCGAACCTGTATCCGTCGCGCATCAGATGCGCCTCCCTTCCGCCAGCGCCGCACGCATGGCGTTGACCTCTCGGCCCGACTCACTCCCCGTTCCGAGGTACACGTCCACGGGCCGCTTGCTCGCGTCCCTTCGCGCCACGTTCTCGCACCACCCGCAGCAATACCTCTGGTTCCTGTACGCCGTGCGGAACCGCCTGCCGCACTGCCCGCACACGAGCACGTAGCCCCTGCGCCTATCCAGCGACTCAGCCCTCATGTCGCGCCTCCCAGTAGTTGCACCTCGCGAGCCCCTGCGTGGCGTGCACGAAGTCGGGGCAGCGCATGCACGTGTACCGCTTGCGGCCCTCGCCGGACGCCGTCATGACCGCCTCGCTCACGGCGCAGAACCCGCACGTCTCGCAGCGGGCGCTGCGCGGCCCCTCGTCGTAGATGCTCGCGGACCCCTTCGGTCTGCCCATGTTCTCGTTCCTCTCGGCGTCCAAGCTCATGACGCCCTCCTCTCGCACGCGGCCCTCGCATCCAGCAGACGCCGCGCATCCTGGTACGCCTTGAGCGCCACCGGGTCGGCGGTCGTCCCTCTCGGGGCCTTCACCTTCGCCGGGTCGATGCCCGGATGTTCCTCGCGCCACCTGCGCTCGAGCTCCGCCCTCGTCTGCTCGGGCGTCCTCGTGGGCCTGAACGTGGCCGCCTCGACCTCCGAGGCGGTGGTGGGCTTGCCCCTCGCCCGGTCGTCGGCGTCGATGCGCTTCTGGCGCCTGGACCAGTCGAGCGCGAGGGCGCCCCAGTTGCTCACCGGCTGGCCGTTGCCCTTGACCCATCCCTGAGACTCGAAGTAGGCCCAGAAGGCGTCCGGGTCGCCGCTCAGGCAGTTGGCGCCGAAGTAACCGCGGGCCTCGTCGAGGGTCGGCGGCTCGAACTCGGGCGGCGCGGCGGGGGCATCGCCCCCATCACAGGACAGCTCAGCACAATCCAGTTCAGGACAGGACAGGCTAGGGTAGGTTAGGTTAGGGTTTTCACTTTCCGAAACCGGGGTTTCGGGTTTGTCGGAAACTGGTTTCCCGTTTGAAAAACCTAGGTTTTCACTTTCCGAAACCTGCGTTTCGGGTTTGTCGGAAACTGGTTTCTTACGCGGGCGACCGCCTTTGCCGCCCCTGCCGCGCGCGTCCTTGGAGTTGTCGATGGCGTTCTTCATCGCCTTGAAGACGCGGCGGAGGTGCTTCGGCAGGTCGGCCTCGACGCCGTGCAGCCCGTACATCATGATCGCGTCGGCGAGCATCGCGCGGTCGCGCAGGTCCTCGGGGTCACTCGCGTCGAAGTCGTCGTAGACCTCGGCGAAGCTGTCGAACACGGTGAAGGCCATCAGAACCACCCCCATAGAAGCGAAGAGAAGAACAGGAAGCCCGCGGAGAAGGAGGCGACGAACAGGGCCGCCTCCCAGTGTTCGCGGATGATGTCTGGTACGTGCCTCATCAGAACGGCACGTCCTCGTCGTAGAACTCGGACTGCGGGACCGCGGCGTAGGCCTGCTGGGCGCTCCACTGCGGCGCTGTCTGCGCCCGGGGCTGCACGGGTACCGTGTCCGCGAGGCTCTGCTGCGGCTGGGCCTGCGTCTGCCCCTCACGGCGCACCATGACCTCGATCTCGTCGACGATAACCTCGAGCTTGCTGCGCTTCTGACCGTCGCGCTCCCAGGAGCTGTAGCGCAGCTTGCCCTCGATGGCGACCTTCATCCCCTTGGCAAGGAATCGCCCAACGGCCTCGGCGCGGTTGCCGAACATCGTGCAGTCGACGAAGTTGGGGTAGTCCTCCCACTCGCCGGTCTGCGCGTTGCGGCGGCGGTCGTTTACCGCCACGCCGAAGGACAGGACCTGCGTTCCGCCCGCCGTGGCGCGCAGCTCGGGGTCGCGGGTCAGGTTGCCGGTGATGTCCACTCGGTTGATGCTCACTGCCCGTCCTCCTTTGCGGTCATGCAGCCCTTGATGGCCTCGACGAGGCGCGGCCCTTGCATGTAGCCCAGGCCGCTCACGCGGCGGCCGTCGCGGATATGGCACGCCTCGACGATCTTCTGCGCCGTGACCGGGCCGATGCCCGGGAACGAGCGGGCGAACTCCTCGACCTTGAGCTTTGCCGCGATGGGCGCCTCGATGGCCACCTCGGGCGGGATGTTCCCCGCCTTGCACGCCGCCTTGAACGCGGCGCGCTCGCGGCGCGTGTGGATGGCCTTCGCCATCGCCTCCCTACGCTGCTCCGGCGTTCGGAGCGGCGGCAGCTGGTTCTTCTCCTCCATGTCCTACATCCTCTCTACGTGTCCGTGGATGCCGTTCTCGACCATGACGGCCCTCACGCGGCGCAGCTCGTCCGCCGTGGCGCACTCGATGACAACGCGGTAGCCCCTCTGCGGTGCCGGGGCCGCATCCTCGGCCACATCCGGCTCGGAGCGCGACGGGACCACCCGCACGCATCTCGGCACGCCCAAGGGCGGCTCAGGCTCGGGCTGCTCGTCGGGCAGAGGCTCGGGGTCGGGCGGCAGCGGCGCGGGCTCCGGTGCGGGTGCCGGCTCGGGCTCCGGTGCGGGTGCCGTCGCCTGCTCGTAGGTCGACACGAGCGCGGCGGCCTTGGCGACCTCCTCGCGGTGCGCGGCGACAGCCGCCGCCACCTCGCCCGAGTCCGCCGGCAGCGTCCTCGTCCACCACGCCACGGCCCACGCCTTCTCGGACTCGTCCGCGTAGTCGAGGCCGTTGACGAACTTGAACTGGTGCAGCAGCTCGCCCACACGGCGCTCGATGATGTTCTTGGCCTTGACCTCGCCGAAGCTCGCGTTGAGCCACTTATCGTCGGCGATGCGCTCGTATGGCACCAGCGGCCCCATCTCGCCCGCGAGGTCGTAGTAGTGGCCCTTGAGCGCGGTGAGTCGGCGTTTCCTGCACTCGCCGTCGTATCGGTCGATCTCGGCCTTGTACTCATCGGAGAGCGCGTCGATGGGCGCCGTGATCTCGCCGATGGTCTTGTCGAACGTCTTGAGCAGGTCGCTGTACTTCTTCTTCGCGGCCTTGCGCTGCGCCTCGATGGGCTTCTTCACGTCGTTGACCGCCGCGCGGTACTTCTTCGCCGCCTTGAAGTCCTCGTCCTTCTCGATGCGCTTGACGTCCACGTAGTCCGCCAGCTTCTCGTCCACGTTCTTCTTGAGCTTCGACAGCTTGTCCTCGAGCGTGTCGTCGATGGCGAGCGACGCCACCAGCGTGTCGAAGTCCTCCTCGAGCGGCACGGCCTCGACCGCCAAAACCTCGTCTGCCATCAGAAGCCTCCCAGCAGGTCGTCGTCGGTCGCATACTCGGCGGGCGCGGGCTCATAGACGGGCGCGGGCTCCGGCTCGGGGGCGGCGGGCTCGGGCTGCGCCTTGCGGGCCGCGATCTCCTCCTCCATCCACGAGGCCGCGCGGCGCGCCTGCATGAGCGTCATGTCGTGCATGGAGCCCGACGAGCAGCCCACGGCGGCGCAGATGGCGGCCATGGCCCCGGCGCTGTCGAGCGCGGTCGCCGCCATGAACGGCTTGAACAGGTCGCGCACCGGCTGCAGGTCGACCATGGGCTCGACGCTCTCGACCTCGGCGGCCACCTCGCGCGGCTGCGGCTGCGCCTGGTCCATCTCCTCGCTCACGTACATGCCGCGGAACTCGCCCGGGTAGGCGAGGCGCCACGCAGCGGCCTTGGCGCACTTGTCGATCATGACGCCGGGCATCTTCGCCCAGTTGCTCTTGCCGGTGCTGTAGTCGGTGAGCGCCAGCTCCACGTAGGCCGGCTTTTTGCCGTCAGTGAACGCGACCTCGGCCCATCCGCCGATTAGCTGCTCGCCGATTATCTTGTAGACGGCCGAGCCCTTCTTCTTGACGACCTTGCCGTCGCGGAGCACCACGACGCCGCTGTCGATGCCGCCGTAGTTCGGCTGCTTGTTCGCGCGGCGGTTGAACACCTGGTAGTTCGTGATGATGCTCGCCGGGGCGTTGCCGTACTTGACGAGGTAGACATCCTGCGTGAACGGGTTGAGGTGCTGGCGGTTGCAAAGCTCCACGCACAGCGCCAGCTCGCTGTCGGTGGCGTTGGGGCACAGGCGCTCGCGGATGTCCTGCGAGGTGAACTTGACGGGCATGCCCGCATCGTCCTTGAACTCTATGATCCTGTTAGCCATTGATGGTCACCTTTCCGTCCTTGACCTCAACTTTCTCGACGTCCACGCGGCCCGCAAAGTCGGCGATAAGCCCGCGCAGGCCGTCCTCCTTGTAGATTCGCTCCGTGCGCGCGACCATCGCGACGAGTTTCTTCGCGATTCGCAGCTCCTTGTCGGCGCCGAAGTACTTGTTCATGACGCACAGCTCCTCGATCTTCTCGTGGCACAGCAGACCGTAGGCGACGCCGCGCAGGCAGGCAGGCTTCACGCCCAGCGCCTTGATTTCGTCTCCGTCGCGATCGGCGATGGCGACGAGGGCAGTGGCGAACTCCTCCAAGGGGTCGGGCTCGTTGCCGCCGCCGTGTACTTTTACGTGCATGTACTCCATTACTTAATCTCCGTTTCGTCCCTGCGCCCGGACCACCCGGGCGCTATCGATATGTCCATGCGCTCGGCCTGCCCGCGCACCCTGGGGTGCTTTACCACGTGCAGGTCGACCACCTGTGCGTCGTCGGCCCAGACGAGCCCGTTGAGCGCGTCCATGACCAGCTTGCCCTCGTTGTCCCCGTCCGGCTTGTAGGTGTCCGGTTCCGAGCGCACGCGCTTGGGCCGGCTCTCCGGCAGCGGACGGTAGGCGTCGACGTTGAGAATCACCGGCTCGTGCGGGCCAAAGGGCATGAGCTGGATGCCAGCCTCGGCCATCGCCTCCCGGCACGCCGCCGCGATGGCCCGCTCGGCCCTCAGCGTCTCGGTCGGCGTGTACATCCGTGCGTGCCTGCGGTCGAGCCTGTGGCGCTGCTTGCCAGCCGCGAAGCAGACCGAGAACTCGATGCGGGCCGTCATGCCGGCACCGCCCCGAACAGGGCGAGCACCGTCCACAGCACCGCCGGCATCACCACGTAGTCGACGATCCAGCAGAGCACGACGAACCCCGCGCACCTAAGCAGCCTCGATGCCATGCGTTCCCTCCTCGATCCACTGATCCACCCATTCCGGGCGCACCATGCGCCCCACCTTGCGCCCCTCGGGCAGCTGCGAGCGCAGGCGGCCCGCCTTGCACTCGCAGCGCAGCGTGTCGTAGGGCACCCCCGTCACCCTCGACGCCTCGCGCAGCGTGTACATCAGCTTGTGGCGGATGCCTAGCTCGTCGGCCATCTGCTGGAACGTTTTGGCTCTGCTAGAATCCATGAGTGACCTCCTTTCAGGTCTGGAGCCGTCCCCGCTTTCCACACCGGGCGGCTCTTTTTTGTTGCTTGCTTTCGGGGCCCCGCCCCCGGCACGGCACCGGTAGGGAACGTCCCCGCGGATGGTTATGGAGAGCCGCGGGGCAACGGTGCCGCCCCGGGGATGGGGCCCGCGGGTATTGCCTGAGCGGCAACACCCGCGTGTCCGCGTTATACACGCGGTAGGCTTCGGGCCATGATTTGGAGACGCCAGACATATCGCCCGAAGCACGTCCGACCAGCGGGCCCCCTACTCGTGCGGCTCGTCGACTGGGTCGAGCGGCACCCTCGCATCAGCGCCGCGATCGTCCTCGCCGGGTTCATCAACGACGCCTGCGACCTGCTTGGGCGCGTCGTTGATCTCGCGATGTTTCTCATGAAGCTCGCGGGTGTGCTCTAGCACGAACGCGACCGCGAGAACGTCGAGGAAGACCCGGACGGCCGCATGGATAAGGTTCAACATCGCCACCGCCCCTACTTCGTGCCCACGATCGGCTGGGAGCCCTCGGGCACGACGACGAGGTTGCCGTCCTTTCCGATGCTCTTGAGCGCGTCGATGTAGTGCTGCTGGATGACCTGGTCGTTGAGCGAGTTCGCGAGGACGGCGTTGGCGTCCGCCTCGCCCTGCGCCTCGATCTTCTTTGTTTCTGCCTCGACCTTGGCCGTCTCCTGCTCGTTCTGGGCCTTCTGCTTCGCGACCTCGGCGGCCTGAGCCTCGCTGTAGCTCTTGGTGATGTTCTTCGGGTAGCGGACGTCCTGCACGCTCACCTGCTCCACCGTGAGGCCTATGCCCTTCCACTTCTCGGTGAGGGCCTTCTGGACGGCCTTGGTGAACTGGGAGCGGTCGGTGAGCATCGTCACCGTGTCGAAGCCGCCCGAGACCTCGCGGGTGACGGCGCGGACGTCGTTGGAGATGTACTTCTCCACGAAGCTCTCCTGCGTGCCGTACTCGCTGTAGAGGCTGAGTGCAGCGTCGGGGTTCAGGGAGTAGTTGACCTGTATGTCGATGTTGGCGCTGGCGCCCGACTTGTCGTTGATGGAGACCTGCTTGCCCTCGTAGGAGCCGCCGTCCACCTTGTAGTCGGTGTCCATGTAGAAGTTGATGAGGTTGTTGCGGACGTCGTAGGTCACGACGTCCTGCCAGGGGGCCTTTGCGTGGAAACCGGCCTCGGAAGTCGAGCCGGCGAGCGAGCCGCCGAGGTTGCGGATGACGCAGACCTCGCCGGTGTCCTGCGTGTAGAGGCAGGCGGAGGCGGCGATGCCGACCTCCACCGGCTGGATGTCGGGGTCGATGGCGTCGATGCTGTTCATCACCACCGTGCGCTCGACGAAGCACATGGTCGCCTCGTCGCCACGCATCAGGTCGCCGAGGCGCCCGCGGGCGTCGAGGAACGACTCGAAGGCCTCGCGGTGCCAGCCGCCCCCGTCGTCGCACCAGCTGACGATGGCCTCGATGCTCGCGAAGCCGCTCGGGCACTCGATCTCGAATGACTTCCCGCGCGCCTCGTACCGGATGTTCTCGCGGCGCATCTTCACGTCTCCCATGTCGCCCTCCCCTACAGCTCGAAGTCGGAAAAGTCGCGGGCCTCGACGGGCTCGGCCTCGACCGTGATGGCCTCGGGGATGTTCCAGCCGCCCAGCTCGATGTCGATGTAGTTCTCGTTCATGGTTCTCTCCGTTTCGTTCTAGGGAACTTTAATTTCCCTTCATCGGCAAATAAAAATCGCTGACCTTGCAGCCCAAGATGCTCGCCAGCTTCGTGGCGGTCGGGAGCTTCATCAGCGAGGGGTCCTTCTCGTACGACCGGTAGGTCTGGACCGTAACCCCTAATTCCGCAGCTACCGCCTCCTGATTGAATCGGGAGGCCTCCTTTAGAAAAGGCTTCTGGCGTGCTTCTCGGATTGACTTAAGCTCTTGCATCTGACCTCCTTCCCTTTCGTTGAGACTATAGTACTTTCTTTTCCCTTTAAGCGCAATATCTTTTCTCTAGAAAGGGAAATCTTTTTTCTATAGCATAGAAAAATAAGGAGGTAGATACCCATGAATTTCTCTGCCAAGTTCAGGCTTTTAAGAGCCAAAAGCGGCCTTACGCAGGCGGAAATTGCCGACAAGCTGGGCATAACGGGCCGCGCTGTCGGTGCCTGGGAAAGCGGACGGTCTAAGCCGCGCCTAGACAAGATGGCGGAAATTGCAGTTCTGTTCGACACTACGGTTGCCGACCTCATGGGAGAGGACGCCGCCGAGGCCGCGATCAGCGGCACCTCGCGCATGGTCCCCCTGCTGGGCTTCGCCCACATGGGCGAGCCGTGCGACGAGGGGAACCTCGCCGACGAGGTCGAGGTCCCCGCCTCCATCGCCGACGCGCACCCGCGCGGGTTCATGGTCCACGCCCAGGGCGGCTGCATGGACAACCGCTTCCCCCACGACGCCCTGCTGCTCGTCGACCCCGACATGGAGCCGGTCAACGGCCAGCCGGTGCTCGCCGAGACGGCCGACTACGGCGCCGTGGTGCGCAACTACACCCGGGGCCGCTCGACCGTGATGCTCACGGCGGACAGCCACAGCGGCGAGTACGACGACATCCTCGCCGGGCCGGGCGACGAGCCCGTGGTCTGCAAGGGCCGCGTCGTCTGGTACATGGGCGAGCGGGACGAGAGGGGCTAGGCGATCTCAATGGGCTTTCTCAAGGACTGCGCCGATGCCTTCAAGGAGGGCTGGCGCGAGGCGGGCGCGAATATGCGCCGCGAGCAGGAGGAGGACAGGGCGCTGCGCTCCCTCGACGAGTCAGCACGCGAAGAGATGCGCAACGTCAACGACCCCTGCTACATCAACCTCCGCAACCGCGGCGTCAACGTCGCCGCCCTCACCGAGGCCCGCTGCATGTCGGATGCCCTACAGCTCATAAAGGGCCCGTGCCGCGCGGCTCTGCCCGCAAGCGCCAAGCCGTCCTTCAGGCTCATGGGCTGGCAGCCCCTCACGAGCCGGGGGAAGGTTCCCAAGAAGGTCTTGGAGTTCCGCCTCAACTACGAGTACCCCACCAAGCGCTATATCGGCGCGAGGCTCGGCTACACCGCCGACGCCGTTCTCTACACCGCGAACGTGAGGGTCGGCAAGGGCGACAGCTACACGGATTACTACTTCAGGATGGTGGACGGCAACTTCACGCTCAAATCCACCGTCGAGGGCGAGACCCCATGCGTCTACATCTAGGGAGGTGATGCCCGTGAAAGCGAAAAATCTCGGGACCGCAGGCTGATGCCGCGGCCCCGAGGCTAAGGATACGGCCCCTGCACTTTGGAACGTGAGACGGGGCCGGAGTCAGAACCGGGCGAAACGGAGAATAAGCCCGCGATCTGAACGGATCTGATTATATGACAAAGAAGCAGCGCCGCCGCGTCTGGGGCTCCGTGACCGAGATGAGGCGCGGCAAGAAGTACGTCCTGCGCTGGATGCAGAACACGCCGCAGGGCCGCAGGCGCAAGACCAAGACCGTGTACGGCACCTACCGCGAGGCGTGCGCGGAACTCGACCGCATCCACGTCGAGCACGCCGACGACGCGCCCGTGCCCACCATAGCCAAGGCCTACGAGACGTGGCTCGTCCCCAAGATGGCCGCACAGGTCGAGGCGGGGACGCTCGCCCCCAACACCCGCGACCTCGTGCTGCGCTCGTGGAGGAACTACGTCGGGCCCCGCTGGGGCGCAATGCCCGTCGACCAGCTGCGCGCCGTCGAGCTGCAGGACTGGCTGCTGACACTTCCCGCCGCCACCGCCGATACCGCCCTGCTCACCCTGCGCAAGGTCTACGCCTGCGTCTCGACCTTCATCCGCCTGCCGCTCGACCCGTTCGCCGCCAGCGTCAGGTACACCATGCCCACCCGCAAGACCCGCGAGCGCTCAAAGCGCGTCTACACCCTCGACGAGGCCCTGGGCGTCCTCGACGCACTGCGCGGCAACCCCCTGGAGCCCGCGTTCATCCTCGCGTGCTTCGGCTCCTGCCGCTCGGGCGAGTCGCTGGGCGTGCGCACCGAGGAGGTCATGAGCTGGGAGCGTAGCGGCACCGTCCTCGCCTCCGCCGACATCTGCCGCCAGATGCAGCAGTCCGGCACCGAGCCGGTGGGCGCCCTCAAGACCGCCAAGTCCGCCCGCACCGTCGTGATCCTACCGCAGGCCGCCGACCGCCTCGTCGAGATAGCGGCCTCGCGCGCCGCCGAGGGCCGCGAGTGGCTGAGCGACCGGGGCGACGGGCTGCCCATGAACCGAAGCATCTGCAACGACCGCTGGCGGAAACTCTGCGCCGCCCGCGGCATCGAGCACATCCCGTGGTCGAACCTCCGCAACTCCTGGCGTACGATAGCGGAGGTCGAGCTTCGCCTGCCGTGGGACCTCATTGAGATGCTGATGGGCCACGCCCTCCCCGGCGTGTCGGGCAGGCACTACATCCGCCCCACCGCCGAGCAGGTCGTCCGCGCTGCCTTCGACGCGCTTGGGATAAGTTAGGATATTCCCCCGCAAAGCCGCAGGTAGATTGCACGCAGTTAGTTGTGGCAGTA